ATCTATTGGCCAAACAGGATAGATATAATTAATAAAAAACTAAAAGAATTAGACGAAATTCAAAAAAACCTCTAGACAATAGAGGGTGGTTTATAGTATAATAAGATGTACGCATTTGGAACGATAGTGTCCGTTTGCATTCATTAACCAACTTAATAGAAGAGTCGCAAGACAAAACTTCTAAGGAGAAAAAAATTATGACTAATAATCCATTAGTTGTGGACATTAACACTCAGTTAGAGTTCACCGAAGAAAACCTTCAAACTTATAAAGACGTAAGACCCGTAAGGGGACACCCACATATATTTTGCGATAGACCACATCTCAATATTACATATAGAGAAGAACCTGTCTTAGCATATTATGACAAACTCAAAAACTACAATGGTTCTCATAACATTGTTCGTAGGACTCAAAACCCAAAGATTACTTCCATACATTCTGATATTGAAAAGAATGGATATAGTCTTGCAGAAATTGGTGGGTCAGTTTTACTCAATCTAGAAAATGGAGATATGTATCTTATCGATGCAGTTACGAGGTCTGCTAAATTAACAGCCTCTTTTGTTGACAACATTCCATGTGAAGTTTTCGAAGTAGATTGTATTAGAGACGATGACCACTTAGAAGAAATACTAATAGAACTAGGAACAGACCTTAACAATTACAAAAAAGATTTTGGTGATTGTGATGTTTACGATATGTCAGATAGTATTTCCAAGTTGGTCGCAATTAAACTAAGAAGAAATCCAACACATTTAAATGAAGATATGGTTGGAGACTATGCAGACAAAGAAATAACTAAACTTGACAAGGGTGGTAAATTAACTACTGCACAAGTTAACACTATAATTAATAATTGCAAGGAAGAACTGTTAGAAGGAAAGACTGGTGCATTACCTTTTATTAAAGGAGTGGGTACTAGTGAGTGGTTAACCGATAATGGTTATAATGGTGTAGACAAAAGTGTTGTCTATATTGTAATTTCAGGCAGAACACCTATGAAACTTATGGGAAAGATTGCAGACATTGTTGAAAATAGTGAACAGTATGAAGATACAGATACCATTAGATTTATTACTTATCTTGGAACACTAGACGGAAAGAATCCATTTACAGATTGGGTATCGACCAATAGAGAGTTCTTAGAAAAATTCCAAAGTCAAAAACAAAAGTTTGACGACCATAGAGGTTTCTACACTATGGAAGGTACTGAAAGAGTTCCATACAAAAGAAATAAGGAACATAGAATCCAATACGAAATCTATGGTGTGATTCCACAAGTTTATGCTTATGATGAAAAGTACCCTATGAATAAAATTGTTAAATTCAAAGGCAATAGAGATTTGAATCCAAATAAAGTGAGTATCATTATTTAACGAAAAAGGGGTTGACTATGCCCCTTTATTTTTCATATAATGAACTAACTTTAAAATAAGGAGAAAGTTATGAAAGTAGGTGAATACTACGCTGAAGACCCAGTCGTAATGCAGGTCGTAAAACTAGGACAAGAATTAATAACCAACTGCGAGAACGGAACGTTGTTTGCAGGGAATGATGATAAGTCATATGAACTATGGAATGCGGCTGTAACTGCAGGAAATATAATGACGACTTACGGAATGGTATGGAGTAATTTTAAAGACATATCTCAACTGAATAAGATACAGAAAGAAGCAGTTCTTTTTTATCTGAATAATAAATCATGAGATTACTATTAGAAAATTACGGGGATGCAAGAATCTTTCAAGATAGACCATTTGGTTATAAGAGATACGTTGTCGAATATAAGGACGGGAGTACACAAATGTATTCTAGTCTTTGGTATAAGTTAGACAAGGTTAAGAGTTTGGTGGAGGCAAGATTAAATGAAAATGAGACACGATGACGAAATGAAGTTAGCACTTCTAGGTATGATTTTAGTACTTTTTTATGCTTTATTTGTACTTTAAAAGCTTGACAATGACTCCACTTTTTTAGTATAATGTATACATGATAAAGAATAAAGGAGAAAATATGAAAGTATCAGAATTAGTAAATGAAGTAAACCAAGAACAGGAATTACTTCAATTGTGCGACAAATTGGTTGGTGACTTACAGGTCGTGCATTTAGAACAGTTTCCAACACTAACAGAGTATTCTTACTCTTACAAAGTGTCTAGGAAGTATATTAAGATTATCACCGATAGTGGAAACCAAAAATCAGTTTGGGGATTCATTAACAAATCAGAATGGACTAAACCAAGTGGAATCACATTCAAATGTGGTGACGTTCTAATGTCTGCTGGGTGGGCAACTCCTGCTCTTAACGCTCCAAGAGGAAACCTCTTCGAAGGTTATAAAATTACTGGAATGAGAAAGTACGGCCCTGATTATCTTAGATAATCAGTGCTTGACAATGGGTGTCGCTTTTTGTTATACTAGTAGAGTAGAAAATTAAAGAGGAAAATAAATATGTTAAAATTAGTAATCACAACCCAGTATAAAGAGAACTACGCGGCTCATGACGAGAATTATGTCCACGGTGTTTCTGAATCATACTGGAAGTTTAAAGGTGGTTCGACATATGTTATCGAAGACTTGGATTTTATTAACACGGAGTATCTCCAAGGTTTAGTGGACGAAGTGTCCCCTATCTTTGTTTTTGATGGAGAAGCTTCTCAAGAGTATATCCTTAACTGGGAAATGGTTTCTCATGAAGAGACTCCTTGGGACGAGTGGGAAACACCGTACAAGTTACAGAAGTTTAAAGACGCTTGGTTCATGACCAAGTTTGACGACAACACCGACATGGGTTATATGAGACATGAGATTCTTAGTAAGATGTCAGAGTGGTGTTATCAAGACGGTGAGTTAGTCAAAGGGTCTTATAACGCAGAATTTAAAATGAATGATGGTACGTCAGTTCTTGGACAAGAAGGTCTCAAAAACTGGTATGCATCTAAGGAGGCAGCGTAATGAATATCGCAGAACAAAATAATAAAGTGAGTGTATTACAGGACAAGTCGTGGGACTTGGACTTATTGATATCTCAAGTCAATGACGAAACTAAAGGCATTAAATATAATGATGTTCCTAGTGATATCTATCTCAAGGTTCAATCCCTTGCAGAAGCAAATGGTATCGATGAAAAAGAATTAGAATACAAGGTTGACGAAGTCAGAGAAGCAGTTAATGCTCTTGAGTCTGCAATCTATGGATTAGTAGAACCTTTCGAGGATAAGAAAAGAGAAATCGATTATGCGAAAGATGAAATTGAAATGGATATTTCAGATTACCAGTGGGAGTTAAAAAATGCAAGTTGAATTGAATAATATGCTGAACGGAGTTCAGAAAGTTTATAAGTTTGAGAATGGTTATGGTGCAAGTGTTGTATGTCATGACGGTTCTTACGGTGGGCCTTACGATGAGTTTGAGAAGAATCTTTGGGAGATAGCAGTGCTTGATTCCGAAGGTGTTATTACTTATCATACACCCGTTACTCAAGATGTCATTGGACATCAAAGTGACGAGGACGTAGAAAGGGTCTTAAAAGAAATAAGTGAATTGGGAAGTGACATGGAACACCAACTAGAATTGGAGTTCGGAGAACACCACCAATCACAACAAGACGAGGGTCTATTATGATTAGTATGGAAACAGCGACAGTAATCGCATCATGCACGGACGGGAAACTAAGTGCAGAAGACGTTATCAATTTAGCAACTTACGGTGCAGTAAGTCCAATGGAATTCGCACCCGAAGTGGAAGAAGGAAACCAGTGTATGTGTGGGGAGATGAATTGTCCCGATGCGTATGCACATATAACGAGTGGGTGTTAGTATGTTCGAGAGTATGAATCAAAACCAAATCCCTTTCGAACCTGCAGAGTGGTTCCCCGAATTAGATGCACTTCAAGAAAGTGGGTCTATGAATATGTTTGGAGCTCCTACTTGGTTACAAGATAACTTAGGATTTACTAAAGAACAATCATACATTATTTTTGATGCATGGTGTAAATACAAAGAAGGTAAGTAAAATGAAATTTAGATACATTAGTTTTTTTGCAGGTGCATTGTTAGGTTTTATAACTGGTGCAATGAGTATACAAGTTATGGCTTCAGATGCAAATGGTGAGACTGTTTGTCTTGCAAAGAACATTTACTTCGAGGCAGGTAATCAACCACTCGCAGGTAAAGTTGCAGTTGCACACGTTGTATTAAATAGAATGGAACATAGTGCTTACCCCGAAGATATTTGTGGAGTTGTATATGATGCACAGTATAGAGAGAACTGGAAAGGTGTTATGACACCTATCAGAAACAAGTGTCAGTTCAGTTGGTTTTGTGACGGCAAGTCAGACGAACCTTTAGACACTGATACATTCTATGAGTCTTACATTGTTGCACAAGATGTTATCTTGGGTAAGTATCCCGATATTACAGAGGGTGCGACACATTACCACAACTTATGGGTCGAACCATATTGGGCAGATACCTTAAATGAAACTGTTCAAATAACACACCACATATTTTATAAGTAATGGAAAACAGTAAACAATGGCAAGATAACTCAGACGGTTGGGTTACTACCATGAACAAGTCAAAAGAAATGAAAGAGAAGTATGACGTTTACATGAAAGAAGAATTAAAAAAATCTACAGGTGCAATTATGTCCTATAGAAAATGGTTGAGAGAAAACAAATGAGAAAAGAAGAGTTAGTGAAGTTATTTAACCACTTGCACAAAGAAGACAAAGATGGTATAATAGAAGCAGTCGTACATGATGTTAATGGTGGTATGTTTACTACCGATAGTATTAGACTGGATATGGATGGTGGTAGACTTATTATATGTCAACTCAATAGTCCATGTTATGAATCGAACAAGAAAAACTGGGAGCAAGAACTTGAATTTATTTTACCTACATGAAGACCCGATAAAGTCTGCAGAATTACATTGTGATAAACACGTTGTCAAAATGATTATCGAGTATGCTCAGATGTTATCGACTGCACATAGAATGTTAGACGGCGAACAAATTACTGCAATGCAAAATGGTCGCAGGATTCAGAGGTGGAATCTAAACGGAGATGAAGATTTGCATACATTAGAAATGCAAACCACTTTATACAAAGCTTCTCATATCAATCACCCCTCTACAAAGTGGGTTCGTGAGAATGCGATTCAATACCAATATGCATATGATATGTTTGTTGCATTATGTGACGAGTACACATTCAGATATGGTAAAGTTCATTTGACCGATAAAAAACTCAGAAAGTTATTAAACAATTTACCGAACAATATTACACTAGGTGTTTATTCAGACCCACCACAATGTATGCCTGACGATGTCAAAACAGAATCAACTATTACTGCATACCATAAATACTATGCAGTCTACAAGAAGGACTTTGCAAAATGGACTTCTAGACCAGTCCCTAATTTCATGGAAGCATAATGCCAGCATACGATTTTTTAAATACCGAGAACGGTGAAATAACAGAACACGTTATGTCATGGAGAGACCTTGACGATTTCAAACTAAACAATCCTCACCTTAAACAACAGATAGGTTCGCCTATGATTGTTAGTGGAACTGGGGATAGAGTTAAAACAGACGGTGGATTTAAAGAAGTGTTATCAAAGATTGGTGATGCATATAAAGGTTCAGACGTTGACCAAAGATACAATGGTGTAGATGCAAAGACCAATGCAACAAAAAGAATTGTTAAAAAACATATGGACATACAGTCCAAAAGGAAGTAAAATATAACTATGGATAATTTGATAGGATTAGGTGATTTAGAACAACTGCAGGAAACCATGACTCGTGTCCAAGAGGACGGGAAGAGATATTATCAGACACCCGAAGGTCAGAAGTATCCAAGTGTAACTACAGTTACAGGTTTACTTTCTAGAGACCACATTAAGTTGTGGAGAGAACGAGTCGGTGAAGAAGTTGCAAACAAAATTTCTACAACTGCAGCCAAACGTGGTACTAGAATGCACAATATATTTGAACAATATCTTCGTGCAGAAGAACCAGTCTTCTTTGATAACATTATGGAATCTTCTATGTTTGAAGCAGTCCAACCAGTGTTAGACGAAATTGTTCCTATCGCTTTAGAGGCAGGAATGTGGAGTGACTCATTACAGATGGCAGGACAAGTAGATTGTGTTGGTGTGTGGGGTGACGAACTTGCAATTATAGATTTTAAGACCAGTTCAAAACCAAAAGAAGAATACATGGCAGACGGTTGGTTTCATCAAATGACTGCATATGCAATTATGGTCGAAGAACTTACAGGTGAAGTTATCGATAGAATAGTTGCAGTGGTTGGTGTAGACGGTGGTTTTTGTCAAGTGTTCGAAGCAGACCCAAGAGAATATGTAGATAAACTTTACAGTCTAAGAAATCAATATAGAAATTTACACGGAGTATAATGTGATTAATAAAAAAGAATTCACGGAACAAGTAGAACAAATTTTAATGAGAACAAAAACAGATGTCATGGATGCGATTATTACAGTATGTGAAAAGAATAATCTAGAACCCGAATCTGCAAAGAGATTTATATCAATACCACTAAAAGAAAAATTAGAAGCAGAGGCACAAGGTCTCAACATGGTTAATCGTGGTAAAGTTGGTACAGGTAAAATAACAAGTTTTTTCGAATAGGAGTAAATTATGGAAAAAGGTGATATAGTAACAGTAGTTACAATTAGTGGAGAGTACGTTGGTAAACTAGTCTCTATGGAAGATGCAACAGTTGAGTTGAAAGACCCAAGAATGATTTTATCGAATCCTGCAGACGGAAGTATGGGATTCGCAAAAGGATTAGCTGCAACAGGTGTAGAAAATCCTACTAGTGCAATCTTTCAACAGGTAGTGTTTGTTGTACCTACAAATGTAAAGGTCGCAGAGGCACACTTGACTGCAACTAGTGGTTTAGTATTGGCAAAATAAATGACGAGTCGTGACGGATATGATGCATACACTTTATACCTTGGTATAAAACTTCACTTCCACACGGACTCATATGACTTTATCAAATATAACGGTAAAGTCAAATCGGACATACATTCATTTCTAAAAAGAAAGGACAAGTATCATTTCGGTAAGTTATTCAAAACATATAAACAAGACCTGCAAGATTTTTACGTTGCGAATCTTTCGTTCAAGGATTATTGGGCAGGAGATTTGTTAGACGAAGAGTGTGATAAAAGATATAAAGAATGGAAGAATAGAAATCAGAAGTTATCATATATGTTTAAAACCGAAGTGTCGGATTTACTCAGAAAGAAACATATCAACAAAGTATTAGAGTGTAAGAATGGTCAACACCCTATCCTACTCAAACAATACCTTGCAAAGAAACTTTCATTAGAGACACTTTGTATCATGGACGACATTATCGGTATGTGCGACAAGGAATGGAATCAACTGATATCAGAACAGTTAGTGTATCCCGAAGTGTATCGATTGATTAAAAAATACAAAACGTTTTTGGAATATGATTATCCAAAATACAGGAAAGACCTTATAGATTTATGTTAGAAGAAGTGACGATACTGGGAAACGGCCCAAGTAGAAACGATTTTGAATTCAATACTTCTCACGAAGTGTGGGGTTGTAATGCAATCTACAGGGATACAAATGAGTGTGACTTAGTATTTGCTTGTGATATGCCTGTACAAAAAGAGATAGTTGAATCGGGATACTACAATGGAAATGGAGTTGCATTCGCAGATATCGACCCGTTACCAATTGAGTTGATAGATATGTTTAGAACAGATTTTCAAGGCCCTGTTATAAGTGTGAAGGAAGACGACTCACACTTTATCATACAAGGAAATGATAGTAGAACAGATTTTTTAGGATTGAAGAATCCACATTTAATAACAACATACAACGAACCGAACTTAAGAAATTTAATGACTGGAATGTCTGCATTAGGATATGCAATGCATTTAGGTGTTGAAAGAATTAATCTAATCGGATTCGATGGATTGGAATTTGAAGGGGAACCTTCAAATATTTACGAAGGTAGTGTTAACTACCCGACTAAATATACTACCGAGGACGCTGTTCTACAAGTTCAACGTTCTCAGTTCATAGCACTATTAGAATGGTTCTATGGAAAAGGTTCAGTATATTGGAAAAACCCTCTAGACAAAGAGGACGAAATCAAGTATAATGAACTACCTTATTATGAAAATAGTGAGAGTTGGATTCTAGGTCAAGGTCTAGAGTCTTTAATAAAATTGTAATAAAATGCGATATAATTGTAATAAAATAGGAGAATACAATGTCAAGTAGTTTAGACAAACTAAGAGCTGCAATGGAAACAGCTTCACCTTCAGAAGGTGCAAAAAAATCCTACAATGACGACACAATGTGGAAACCCGAACTGGATAAAACTGGTAATGGTTACGCAGTGATTCGTTTCTTACCTACTCCCGAAGGAGAAGAGATGCCATGGGTATCCTACTTCGACCATGGTTTTCAAGGGCCAGGTGGTTGGTATATTGAGAAGTCTTTAACGACTCTTAATAAGAAAGACCCTGTAAGTGAATACAACACTTCGTTATGGAATACAGGAATTGAAGCAAACAAAGAGATTGCAAGGAAACAGAAGCGAAGACTTCACTATGTTTCTAATGTCTATGTTGTTTCAGACCCTAAGAATCCCGATAACGAAGGGAAAGTATTTAAGTATAGATACGGCAAGAAAATCTTTGAAGCACTCAAGGAAGCAATCTCACCTGCATTTGAAGATGAGAAAGCAATCAATCCTTTTGACCTCAGAGACGAAGGTGCAAATTTCAAAATCAAAATCCGTAAGGTCGATGGTTATTGGAATTATGACAAATCTGAATTCGATGCGACTACACCATTAGGTGACGAAGCAATGATTAATTCAGTGTTCAGTCAAGTGCATTCTTTAAGTGGTGTTATTGCACCCGATGAGTTTAAGACTTATGAAGAACTTAAAGAGAAACTCGAAAGAGTCCTTGGAACCGTAGGGTCAACCTCTACTGCTGAATCAGTTGCAGAAGACTTGGAAGAAGTTCCTTGGTCTAATGTAAACACTGATACAGTAGCAGTTGAACCAGTAATTGAAAGTGCAGAAGTCTCAGCAGGTGTAAGTGCCTCATCAGAAGACGATGCAATGGATTACTTTAAGAAGTTAGCTCAAGACTAACTTCGTTTGGGGTGCATAGGTTTATATTATGAATTTAATTGACAAGTCTATGCATTCACTGAGACCGTGGATAAAAGAGGGGGTACTCAGTAAGGGTAAGGTTGACAGCATAAGAGCGGGTCAATCGGTGCAGAGCGGGAATGCTGTAAGGCGTGGGGCGACTACACACTTTTTTAGGAATTATTATGAAGAGTGAATATTATAAAAATATATTACCGTGGAATGAGAATGAGAGGGTTATCGACCAGTTTGGTTGGAACCCACAATCAGTAATTACACCAACAAAGTCTTCAAAGAATAATTGGGACGATGCATATCTAACTGCATACGAAGAGAAGAGAGGAGTTTGTCCTCGTCTTCCTAACGGTTTAATGATGTCTGAATTCCATGCAGGATTGTGTGAGAACATTGTTCATTATTGGAGTATGGTTGGAGATACAATCGTTGACCCGTTTGCAGGAAGATTGACTCGTGCATTCGTATCACAATCATTAGGAAGAGAGTATCATGGATATGATGTATCTTCTGAAACAGTTGATAGAGTTAGACACGAGTTAGATAGACATGAACTCGGTGCAACCATTTATAAAGAAGACGGGTGTGAAATGAAATCAACACCTAATGAATCTGCAAACTTAGTTATGACTTGTCCACCTTACGGTGATATAGAAAGATATGAAAGTGCAGAAGGTCAATTGTCAGACATAAGGAAGTATGACCAGTTTTGTGAAAGGATACAAGTTTGTGGAGACAACATAGAGAGAGTTTTAAAGCCAGGTGGTTTTGCAGTTTGGGTATGTGGTGATTGGAGAAGGGACGGAGAATATAAACCTTTTCATTCTGATACCATAAATATGTTTAAGAAGTCGGGACTTAAGTTACATGATATAATTGTAATGAAGAACGACACTATATTTGCAGCTTTACAAGCAGGTAAGTGTGCAAGTAAAAGATACACTGCGAAAGTACATGAGTTCATTTTAGTGTTTAGGAAAGAAGGGGAACTAGAATATAGTTCAGATAAAATTAAAAATAAAGAGGAATCTCTAGAGAAGTTTTTTGCGTAATGCCAAGTATAACACCAAGATTTAATCCGAAGAAAAAGACTACGGAATCATTCGACCAAATGCTTAGACGTTTTAAGAAGGCGTGTGACAATGCAGGTATAGTACAAGAGGTAAGAGACAGACAATACTTTGAGAAACCTAATCAAAAGAAACATAAAAAGAATCAGGCACAGACTCGTAGGAACAAACTTGATGCAATCAAGAGAGACAAAATGGGTCGTCCGAAACGATGGATATAAGAAATGAAACAATGGCACGGTGGAAAGGGTTCCCAAAGGAGAAACTCTAACGAAGAATCTTACGCCTCTAACTGGGAGAAAATCTTTGGCGAAAAGAAAAAGACCGTAGAAACCAAAGTTAGAAAAACCACACCTTCACACGGACTTACTCAAGTCCAAAAAGACAAAACCAAATACGATAGGAAAAAAGGATATATAAAAGAGTAATAAATACTCTTATGTCGTATAAAGGTAGATTTCGTCCAAAGAATTACAAAAAGTATAAAGGAGACCCCACAAAGGTCTACTATCGTTCTTTATGGGAACGTAGGTTTATGCATTATTGTGACAACACCCCTTCTATACTAGAATGGAATAGTGAAGAAATTATTATACCATATGTTTCCCCTGTAGACAATAAACTCCATAGATACTTCCCCGACTTCTATATCAAAGTAAGAAACGTATCGGGTACAGTTAGACGTGAGATTATAGAAGTAAAACCCAAAAGACAATGTGAACCACCCAAGATTCCAAAAAGAAGAACCCAAAAGTATCTAAAAGAAGTTGCAACCTATGGGGTCAATCAAGCAAAATTCAAAGCCGCAGAAGAATACTGCAAAAATCGTAAATATACTTTCAGGATATTGACCGAAGACCACCTCACTTGAGTATAAATAGTATTATGTCTAGTATATTCGAAGAGTTAGAAAGTCTTAAACCTGTTGAGATTAAACAGAATAGTCAATTTGCACTAGAATGGTTTAGAACGAATATTAGAAGGATATTTGATAGAAGACAAGACGAAAAGATTTACCAAGACGGTACTAAGGTCGGTCAAATTGTAGAAGGGAATATGTACATGATGTTCTACGATGCAAAGACAA